TGTATCCTCTACCAGCATCAAATAAATCATCAGGGTCAGCAGAAAATTGTTCTAATACTGCTGTAACTCTACTTGTAAATATTCCACCTAAATCAATAACAGAACTAAATTCATAAATACCATCTGAGGCAACACTATCTAATTTTAAAGTGCCATCTACAACACTACAATTAGTTTTTGTTCCACTAAATGTTGGGTCTTCTGTTTGTGTTACTACTGCATTAAAGTTTCCAATTTGTGCAATATTAGTATTAATTGATGAAGCATTAACACTAGCATTACCTAATTTATCAAATGCTTTGATAAGGTAAGTTCCTTTAAGTGCTGGAACTGAAATTGATGTGGCTGGTCTTGATACTTTTTCTACTAATGATACTGAGTTCTGCCAAGTAGCACCTGTTAATAGTGTTGAGTATCTAATTTGATAATATGCAAGGTCGAGATCAGGTATTTGCTCCCAACCTAAGTGTGCCTCTTTACCAATTATATTTACAGAAAATTCTTCAACATCTGAAGGTGGTGCAACCTGACCTACAACTAAATAATTTGTTTCTGTTACATAGGTAGAAGATACTCCTAAACTATTGATGGCCTTAACCCTCACGTCATAAGTTTGTTGGTCAATTACGTTTAAAACTCTTTGATTTAATATAGAACCTTTTGCATGAACTTTATAATCTGATTCACTAGATTTTTTATATTCTACTTGATACTCATAAACAAAATTATCAGTAGAGGGTGTGATAGCTATATTTAATGCAACGATAACTGTTCCATCATTATAGGCAATTAATTCATCACTAATACTTATACTTGCTGGTGGTCTTACACTAAATGGATTAGGTAAATTAGTATCAGGCACAACAGCGACTTCTTGCTTTTCATCAAACACATACCAAGAATCTTGATGCTCTACTAAAGATAATTGAACAGTATAATCAAAGTTAATAGATAAACCAATTACTCTAAAAGGTTTAGCACTCATGCCTAATATATCATCTGTTAAATCTACAATGTCTCCTACTGATAAATTCATAGCTTCATAGGTTGCAGTACATTCAACAGTTAATTGGTTTCTACTTCTGTTTAAAACTACTTTACCAAACTGTAATGCTTGATAAGGGTTTGTAATCATATTTAAGTCTAAATTTAATTCTTGTAAAAAACCACCATCTGCTGTTTTTAATGTTTGATGATCTGCATCTGTTTCAGGAAATACTAACGTATCTTTCTCATAGTTTTTTTCTGGCGATATATAGTCAATATTAATTCTGTTGTATTTAGAGTTCTTTTTCTCACTTAATAATTTAACACCACCAACAATATTATCTTTGCTTAATGATAAAACTGATGTGCCTGTAGTTTCTATTATTAATCTATATAAACCCTCTGAATAAGGTAGAAATCCTCTCATACCTCTTAGAATAAATTTAACATTATCTAATATTTTATTATCTGTATCTAAAACAACATTTAAGCTAAATTGAGGAATGTTACTTGCACCACTAAAAGGAGTTACTTCTTGATCTGCTACAACAGAGGCATCATAAAAACTTTGTCTATCAATATCTCCATAATTAATGCCTTTACCATATTTATCATTTGTTAAATAATCTAATAAACAAAATACAGGATTATTTGAGAATGTATTTTCAGTTATAGTTAAATTAGAATTAATTACAGGAACTTTTTTACCCTCTACTTCTGCTTGGATTTTTGGTATGCTAGAAAACTTGTCCTGATCCCACTCTAAACGTACAGCAAGATAACAAATGCCTTTTAATTTTCTGTTTGTACTACTGTTCCAATTTGTATCTTCATTTAATAAAGTGGATTGTACTTGATCGTCTTTACCAAAGAATGGTTGTACTTTTATATTTGCTCCAAATCTCTCGTCATCAGATGTTACAGTTACACCATGTTGAAAGTCTGCATCAAAGGTTACATCACTATCATCAACTTTAACTTTTAAAATATTGCTAATTTCTCCCTCACATAAAACTAAACAAATATATAAATATTGATTTGTGTCTCCCTCAACTTCTATAAATGTTCTTGTTCCACCTAATAATCTTGTTCCATAAACTACAGGAACAGATGCGTTATTAGATTGTTTATTAACTAAGATACCTTTTTCAAATTCATTTTGGCCAATGTCAGGAACATCAGGAGTAGGAATTATCCAACTAATAACATCAGTAATGATACTTGTTATAGCTTTAAAAATACTACTAAAAAATCCCATTATTCTCTACCCCACTTTAAATCTCTTATAGTTTGTGAACTAAACTCAAAACTATCAGTATCGTTTTCAAAAAATCTACCATGACTACCCTCGTTTGTTTTACGACCTGTAACTCTACTAAAATCTCCAAAATGAGAAGTACAATTTATATTGATAATTCCTCTATCAGTATCTATGCTAAAATTATCTATAAATCCTTTTGCATAATTAAAAACATCTATTAATTGCTCACTATCATTTATAAAGCCTACATCTACTGCTACTTCATCATTAGAAACATTGTTATTAAGTAGTATTGATGTAAATGTACTTTCTACTGCTGATAATTCTATATTAAAAGAATTTACATTTAGTGTAGAACTTTCTGACTTTGCAGATATTCTTAATAAATGAGAACTTGCAAGATAAGTTATTCCACTATCCCAATTACCAGCCCTATCATCCCATAAGCCTAAAGCATCATCCCATATTTCAGATACTTCAATATCTTTATAATGATTTGTAAATCTTTGTGTAGTTGGAAATTTAATTTGAACTAATGCAATAGGTTTAATTGATTGCTTTGCAATTTCTGTTTGGAGTATTGTAGATAAACCTCTGGGCATTATAAAGCCTCTATAAAATCTACTTCAAATCTATAAATATCATTTTGACTTGTTGAAAATTCTTGAACATCATTTGCAAGTCTAACAGTAAATGGAACATTATCGTATAATATAGTTTCATCAGAAGCTACACTTGATCTTAAAGGTGGCTCGATAGTCAATGTTGCTTCATTACTTCCATCTGCTGTTGCATCAGATACAACCATATAAACTTTTGTATGACCATTAAACTTTATAAAATCTCCAGCTTTAATTGTTCCTGTTATGTTCTGTATATCAACAGTAGTAGCCCCAGCACTTGCACTTGCTCTTGTGCTTATAATACCAGATACATCTCCTTTTGCATTACTAAGGTCAGGCAAAGTAATTTGGAATGTTTCTTTTCGTGATCTTTGTTGCATTATAAAAGCAATAACTGGAGAGAAAACAGTTCTTCTCATTGGTGGATATGATGCTGAAAATTTAAACCTTTGACCATCTATTTGTGTAGCAAAAACCTTACCACTATCTGTTGTTGTAATTTTAGTGGCTTGTGTACTGTTAAAGCCTAATGAAGAAAAAACGGGAGATGTAGGATATGTGCCACTCATAATTAATACCTTTTATTTATTGTTATCTTCATTAACTTCTTCATAAGTTGTTTGGGTTACGTTTTCTGTACCTTTTAACATAGTATATTCAAATTTACTATTAGGTTTCTTGTATTCTTTCAGATCATTAATTGAACTATCAATTTGATCTTCATTAACAATTACTTCAGCAATAAAATCTGCATTTATTTTATGCGTTATTTTATACTTTTTCATATTAGACCAATGCTTCTTTGCCTTGATCGTTTAATGCTCCATTGATTACATTTACAATAGTTGATCTGTTATCTAATAGTAATTCCTCAACTCCTTTTACATCTACTGCATTAACAGTAAAATTAATATTTGTTGTTCCTGTATCAGTTCCTCTAGCAGATTGTGTTATTTGGCCTGTTTGGTTAGGTACAAATAATTCTGGCCCTTGTTCTCCAACCATAATTGGCTGTCCTTTAGATACTGCTCCACCTTTTGCAAAACCTAATAATCCACCAAAGAAACCACCAAAACCACTAAACATTGATGCTTTACTTAATGCTACTTGTTTTTGTTTTTCTCTTGTTATTAATTTTTCAATAGCAAGCTCAACACCTTTTCTTGCAACTATTTCTATTAATGCACTTAAAATTTTAACTGCTAATTGTTGTGCTATTTTCCTAAATGATTCTGATAATTTTTCTCCAAGTATTACTGATTGAGCAAATGCGTCTGAAAATTTTTTAATTCCACCACTTAAACTTTTACCAATTGTTTGCCCAATAATTGATAATTTTGCTTGCATATCTTTTATAACTGTTTCGTTTGCATCTTTAAAAGAAGTAAATACCTCTTTGAAATTTCTATTAATAGCCTGAGATAATGTTTCCATTTTTGAAAATTTATTAACTAAGTCAGCATCATTATTTCCTTTATCTTCATCAGGTTTTGGTTTTTCTTTTCCATTAATTAACCCCATAAATTTTGCCGCTTCTTTTAATTTAGCAATAATTATATCTAAAGAAGCAATAGTGGTTACTGCCGCACCAATTAATAAATTTTTTCTAACTGTTGCGTTAAATCCTAACATAGCACCATTTGCAATTCCTATTGCAACTGATAAATTATAAAAAAAAGAAACTACTTTTAAGGCAATAAATATTCTGAATGCAACTGTTATTGCATCTATATTGTCTTTTAAAAATTTTAAAAATTTTGCTGTTCCATTAATTGCTTTACTTAATCCTGAACCAATCATTAAACCAAATTCTGCTATTTCTTGTCTATTATCTTCTACTGTCTTTTTTAAATCTCCTAAATTATTTTTTAGTGCATCAAAAAAACCTTTAGAAACTTCTACTTGAAAAATAAAAAAAGCATCTTTTAAGTTAGAGATTGTTCCAAATAATGTTTTAGAAAGGTCATCCATAAGATTTCCAAACTCTCCACCTTTTCCAAAAGCTTTATTCATTTGCTTTATAGTATCTAAAGCATTAACACTAACACCAGCTTTAAATCCTGCCATACCAGCAACACCTCTTTCTTTTAGAGATTCTGCGGCCGCAATACCTGTGCTAAATGCTTTTTGAATTTGAAAAGACGCAAATGCAAAATCGCCACCCATTTGTGCCGCAACATTTCCTGTAAGTGTTAATAAATCATCAAAACTTAGACCAGCTTCTTCTGCATTTTTTCTTACAACTGCTAATGAAGTTACACCTTGTTGAATATTTTTTAATTCAAATGGAGTTGTTGCTGCAAATTTTGTTATTGATCTTAATGCTTTTTCTCCAGCTTGTGCAGAACCAAATAATGTTTTTAGTTGTACTGATAAATTTTCTACTTGTATTCCAGCATCTACAAATCCTTTAATAACAATACCAGCACCTAAACTTATAAAAGCATTTCTTAAATTAAATACAGATTGTTTTAATTTTCCCAAGCCTTTTTGAACATTATTTAATGCTTGTTTAGATTTATCGTTTGCTACAATGTCTATATTAAGTCTTTGATTTGCCATTATTTTAAATTCCTTGCGTCAGCTAATGATTGTTTCGTTTTATACTGTTCTTGTTCCTTTTTCAAGTATGCTAACCACAAATGATAATGGCTAACAGGCATATCAAGAACTTGTTGGATTGTAAGATGTAATCGTTCTGCAATAATTAAAAGCGACCTAACATCTGGGTCGCTATCTACTTTTTTTCAGCTTCCTCAAAGCTAGTATCTGCAAGTATCTTATTTGAAATTGTTGCAATAACATTTGAATCAGCTTTTTTTCTTAATGCAAATTTATCTTCTGGGCTAAAGGCTTTAATCATTTCGCCTTTGTCATTCTTTACTAATAACTTCATTATAAGTAAATCAACAAGAACAGTTAAATCTTGAAAATTGTTAGATTTTTTGAAGATTGTATTTTTTTCTTCAAGGGTTAATGGCTCTGAATAGAATATACTAGCATTACCATGCTCGTCTTTCCACTCCTCAACTTCAATAGTGATAGTTTTAAGAGTTTCAAAATGAGATTTAACTCTATCAATA